TTGATAGCCGCATTAGGTCCAATCATACCTGTGCCTTCGTTAATTAAATTTACTGCAAATGTTAGTGGTGGCCCAACAAACTGCATGCTATACATAGATGTATCAGTCCAAATAAGAATTTCCTGTCTTGCTCTCAAACCACCTCGTATTTCACTACCAGCTGATAATCTGACAGAACCTGCTGTGTTAGTAGTTTGTGGTTCCCATTCAGTAATAGTTTCTTGGTCTGAAAAAGCAATAAGCATTGGGTCAGAACTGCCTGACCTAGCACCGCCCACTATTGGGTCAGCACCTAGCACAATAACGTGTCTGTCGATATCACTGACAATGCTTTGTAGTCCTACGGTTGGTGCTAAATTAGCACCTGACAAAGATGTAATGTTTACAGCTCTAGTGCTTGTACCGTTTGATTCATCCCAATAAAATATACCACCGCCTCTAGGATGTAATATTAAATCTTCACCAAAGTTGTCAGACGACCACAATCTTAATTGGTTTGTAAATGAAATGCTTGTAGATGCACCATAAGCACCTTGACCCCAACTACCAGAACCAAAACCTGTTGATTGTACAAAGAAATCTAAACCAACATTAAGTTGATAAGCTGCATCTGTAGCACTACCGCCGTTACCTGTATCGCTACTATTAGCAGTAGCAGTAGCTGTAAAGGTATAAGTGTTAGCAGTCGGCACCGAAACAATCTCATACTCTTGGTTTAATACCGCTGCTGTTATATTCCCACCTAACGATACTGCTGAACTAAAAGTAACAAAGTCACCTATTACAGCACCATGAGCCGAATCAGTTGCTGTTATCGTTGCAGAGCCATCAGTTGCTGCAAAGGTTACGCTGTTGGTGGTATTTTTTCTGATAGGCGTAATATCATTGATACCGTTACCTTCTACTATGTATGCTTTTTTATGAGTGCCAACAAAAAGATATTTGTTTCCCTCTAAAGATATCCATGGGAATAAATTACGAGCTGTGCCAATAAAAGTAGATGTAATGAACTTTGTCCATCCACCTATTTTTTCTACAAAACCTTTACGAAATCTTACAAGAGAACCGTCAAACCAACCTCCAGCATTGGTGTAGCTTGTTCCCTCTCTATCTATTCCTGCTTTAAATTGAAACTTTGCAAACGGCATGTTTCATCTTCTAAGCTATTCTTATTATAGCTGTTGCCGCCGCTTTTGCTGGAAATACTATTGTAAAGTCACCTGCTGTGGATGTTTTATCTCCACCAAAGTCAATTGTTGCTACAGATTTATTAGAATCACTTGAGTTGTAAATCATACAACCCCTAGCTGTAATTGTAGCCGTACTAAAAGTTAAGTCACTAAAGTCAGTTACAGCAGTTGTACCTGTAGCAGACGGAGTTACATTCGTAAGGTTTGAACCGCCTGAGGTATAGTTTGTGCCACTAGCTTGACCTGTAGTAGTAAAAGCTGTTGTTGTTGCACCTAGGGTAGCTGAACTTGTATACAAAGCTAACTTAAAGGTGTCTCCACTAGAATTAGTAAAGTTGTGTGTTCCTGTCAAAAGCTCTACTTTAAAGCTTGTTGTTAATGTTGATGATATTGCCATATTAAATACCTTTTATTATTTTTGCTAAATCCTCACTACCTCCTGCAGACAAATCCTGAATTAAGGTAGCTTTATAAGATTTTATAGCATTTTTAATATATATCAAACATACTTCGTAAATTAAATCTCTATAGGCTCTAGCCTGTGCCTTTACATGTTCTGGGTTATTGTCTGATACACCTACTATTTTATCCGTCAATTGCTCTGCCCAAAACTCAGGCGGATGACCGCCAAACTTAGTAGTAGCGACTTCAACCATGCCAAGTTCAGGCACTCCGTCAGGTGTTATTTTTATTACCATTTTTCAGGCTCCGGTGGTTGTAAATGACTATCATACCTATCTGCCATTTGTGGCAGTATTTGTTTTTTCTGTACTTTAAGTTCACTCATTTTCTTCACTTCCATACCATCTTTACCTGCTACAGGTATGTATGGGTCTGCAAGCCTGTGGTAGCCATACAATCTTTGTTGTCCGGGTATATTAGTATCTAGCAAAGAACTGCTTGATGCTACTTCTACCTGTATGCCTTTTTCCATGCATTTTACTAGCCAGAACTCTACACAAGCCCTGCCTGCTTCTGCAAAATATAAATTGTTTTTATATGTAAAATCTATACCAAATAGCTTTATATTTGATACATCATTCCAATACGCAAAGGCTACAGCATAAGCCACAGTATTGTTTAGATAATGACAGTTGGTTGCTTTTACTATTTCTTCTATTGGATATTCAATAAGATTTTTACATCTTGCATCGTTCTCACAGGTATATATTGGTTTGTTATGATTTGTCAGCAGTTCTTTCATGCAATCGGTTTGTCCGCCTGCATCTTGTGTATCTAGGAACCTGCTTGGTGGGTCCATCATAAATACTCTGTCGTGAAATATTACAGAAGCTACCGCGTTTATAGCCCACACCTCATCAAAATGTACGCTATGCGATTTAGCCATATTATAGTCAAACCAGCTTTTACCTAGTCCAACAATAGCAACGGTTTTACCGTTAAGTTTTTTTATTGGTTTCATTTTCTCTCTCTCTATTTGAAACTTATGTTACGTTTGTTCTGAGTGAATCATACCTCATTTCATCCCTAGTATCTCGTCCTTCTCCTAGGTTCTTAAGTCGTAATAACCCTTCTTTAAATCTAGCTTCGTATAAGCCAATATCTGCAGGGTCTAGTTTTAAAAATATTGCACCTTCTAATAAACAACCGTATAACAGGGTGTCAGGTGCTTCTGTTGATAAATATGTTGTACCTGAGTCACCACCTGCGGTTAAAGATACAGGTTTAGCCAAATAATGTAACTCCATAGAATAGTTTGCGTCAGGAACAGGAGCTATTTCAAATGTTGTTTGGTCAAATATAGCGTAATATCTTGGCTTGCCTCTAGTTGTTGTATCAGAAACAAACTCTTTGATAAAAGAATTATGTTTCAAATCTAAGTAATCATAGTTATTAGAACTTATGACAGCCAAAGAAAAGGGTGCCAAAAAATCGTTTGGTGTTGTCAAAAATCTGTTATCTTGCGAGACATTACCTGATACATTCTTTCTTTGGTCAGGTATTTGTACTGCTTTGAGTATTCTTTCTTCTGCTTGTTCAATAAAAGTATTTAGATTGTTAACAAATGTTGTTTCATCTGTTTCTAAGTAGTCTTGTATCGCAGTTTTTAATGTAGCTAATGTGAAACTCATGATGTTGTTATTGTAACTGTACCCAAAGCACTTGTCATGCTATCAGGTATTGTTAGCTTTGTACCTATAATACCTAAGTCATAATTAGTATATACAATGAAACTTGTTGGCGAAACACTTATATCAGGTCTTGGCTCTCTTACTGCTTGTGGGTCTGCTACATTAGTAACAGGCTCTAGCTGTGGATGTTTGATTTCATAGCACTCTGGACAGGTTTTTAAACCGTTCCATTCTTTGCGGAGTTCTTTTAAGCCGTATCTAAAACCACACCTATCGCAAATACCATAAGCGTTTTTGTTAGAAGCAAAAGCCATTACGCAATATTGTAATTTGAAATATCAGGCGTAATTCTAAACGATGCTCTATCTTCATCAGCATCTAAAGCTCTTTGGAACTCTTCTTCGTATATTTGTTTTAGTAAGCCTGTTCTTTCAGGGTTTTTCTTTATTGATATGTAGTATGCAAGACCTGCAGCCAAACAAGGATAAAACCTAAACGGCATTTGCAAAGTATTTGTTGCTGCATCCACGTCATCCATTCTTGTCAATACGTTTAAATGTATTGTGTATTTGTTTGTTTCATCAGGTGTAGGGTACACGCTGATTGTTGGTGATATTTGCTTATCTACAAAAAATTGTAGCGGTTGTCCTTTTGTAGATTTATTAGGTATAGCAGAATATTCACTTCTTGATAGCCTTGTCATCTGTATATCTGAGTTTTCAGAGTTTACAGTTTGTCTAACAAAAGCATCTAGCACATCAATAGCTGCTGTGCTAACAGAAGAATCTACGTTATAAGATGTTGTGCCTTCTACCATAGCAATAGTTTTTTCTTGTATGGTCCATTGGTTTAAACCACGGTTTGCCCATTCAGCAAGTAATAAATTGAGACTTCTTCTTGCAGTTCTTAAATCGTAAGCCGTTCTAAGCTCTAAGCCACATCGTTCAAATGCTTCTTCTATGTAATCAGCTACATCTAATTCAAAGTCTTTTGAGCCTGAAACTGCCATAATTTACTTTTTAAGCTTACCGCCTCTACCAAGCTTTTTAACTCCTGATTTAGCTACGCCACCCATACGTTTTTTCATAACTCCTGATTTAGCTACGCCACCCATACGTTTTTTCATAACTCCTGATTTGGCTGAAGCACCACCGCCTCTACCAAATTTTTTAACGCCTGCTTTTGGCATACCGCCCATACCAAGCTTGACAACACCTGACTTCATAGTAGCATCGCCACCACCTGCCATTTTTACAACACTGCTGTCCCTCATGGATTTGGCTATTTCAGCTTTGTCTTTTTTAGATAGACTGCCTACTAATTTTTTTAATCCTTTTAATTTAGCCATTATCTGCTCCTTCTATTTAAAATGTTCTGGTAATCTTCGCGATTCCAATTCTTATAATAACCTATTTTTTCTAATCTTTCAGATGCTTTATTTAATTCATCTAATTTTTGCATAAAAACCATATTATAGCTATCTGCAAAATGTGGTTCAAAATCCTCTTGTGGCACCACCGTCTTTTCTTCATGGTCTTGATGAAAACCCATAACCCATAAGTTTTTAGGGTTTAAGAAGTTATTAAGCAAAGATATTCTGCTGTCAAAGTTGGGTGCATCAATATCCATGTTCAAGTCACAATATATAACCACGTCTTTGTCTATAGGAAAGCCTTGGCTTATTTCTACAAAATCAGACCAATATTTACACTTAGATAGCACAACATCAACCCTATCTGATTCCCATGTTTTTTTTGCGTATGGGCATATAGGGTCATCTGTTTCTAAAACTTCTTTTGACCAATCACGAACCTCTTGTTTTACTAATTTTTGTGTTATCACTTCTTTTTTGTAAAGGTTTTTACATTAGTTGGTTTACCGCCAACACCTTGTTTTTTAGCTCTTTTTCTTGTTACAGCTGAACGCTTTTGTGATTTAGTCATGCGATTTGCTACGCTTTTTGGTACGCATTTAGGATATTTTCTTTTAGAACCTTTAGTTTTTTTTCTACCGCACTTTTCGTGGCCGCCACCTTTTTTCTTTGAGCCTATATCGACCCAATCTTCAGCGAACCACTTAGTTAAACCTTTCATTATCTGCCACGCATTTTGGTTACTTTTCTTCTAGGCTCCATAACAGCACCACAGCCTCTAGCTATAAAACCACCATCACGTTTATGAATAATACCGCCTGTTGCAGCCTTTTTAGCTCCTTTGTATTTACCGCCTCTTTTTTTATATGTTTTTACAAGCCAAGCGTTTGCATAAGCTGATGGGTATACATCAAACTTTTTCTTTGCCTCTGATTTCACTCTGCTATATAAAGACGGATTTGCTACGTTATCTGGTGTTTTTGATTTAGCCATAATTACCTCGTTTTCTTTTTTCTTCTTTTTTTTGCTTTGCTTAAAGCTATGGCAATAGCTTGGTTTCTTGGCTTACCTTCTTTTCTCAGTATACCGATGTTCTTGCTTATAGCTTTTTTACTTTTACCTTTAGCTAATGGCATTTAACACTTCCACCTTTTTCTTGCTTGCCTAATTCTTGAATTGGGGTCATTTCTTGTTTTAGCAGAGCTACGCTTTAGTTGCCCAAGCGACCTTGCACAATAAGACTTACGTCTTTTTGCGGCCTTGCTACCTTTTTTAACTTTGCCTGTAACGGCTGTTTTGAGTTTTGAACCGGGGTTAGCCTTTCTATATGCCTTAACACCCTTACGAGTCATTCCGGCACCAGACTTGGTAGGGCGATAATTACCGCCCTTGCCAGTCGTTCTTTTTATAGGTTTGGCTTT